CTGGCACTATCATCAAAACCTTTTGTGCGTTGTATAGCTTGGCAACGCGGTCTGCCTCTTTATCTGCTTCCTTGCGTGAAACATTAAAAGCCTTACCAACTGCCATGCCTTCGCCGTTTCTCTGCCAAGATACAAGGTCAACATTGTAGGTCTTACCTGAGCAATGCTTTGTCATTCTTACCTCATACATTTCTATTTCTCCTCTAGCTCTATCGTTTCCAAGGCCATCTCCAAGACCTTTGGTATGCTTGTCTCGCCTAGTTCATAGGCTTGTATTGTGCGGCGTGATAACCCTAGCTTTTCAGCAAATGCTTGCTGCGTGTAGCCAAGAAACTCCCGCCTTTCTCTAAGTTCTGATGGTATCATTTCTCTATCCAGCTTTTTTCTGATGCGTCAATAATATCAGCAATGCCAAAGGAATCGAGGCTGTTGCCGTGTATCTTTTGCAGCATGGCTATCTTTTGCGCTGCTTCCTCTTCTGTCTCGCATAGCTGCCAAAAGTCTTGATAGGTTGTTTGTTCTGCTATGTTGGTGGTGAATTTAATCCGGTGAAATACTAGCTGCATGGTTCTTTCTCCAATTCGATGTCGTGATATGTTGCATAGCCTATCAAGGCATATTGTGCTTTGGCATCTATCATGCCATCACAAACCCACATTCTAACCTTGCCTTTCTCTGATAGTGACAGGCTGCAAACGTAATCAATGCCGCTGTCGTTGTCGGTCATAACGTCCAAGACTTTACCAGTCCAATGCGCGGTGAATGGTGCTTGATTTGTTGATACTATCTCGCCCAATACACTGCTTATAAAGCTGCTAGTAAATGCAAAGGCACTAAGCCCATCACCAAAAAATGTTGCTTCGCCCAAATTTTTCATTGTTTAACCCTCCAAGTTAAAATGCTGTTTCTCTAATGCTATTGTCATTACATAGCCCCTTGCGTCCTTTAGCCCTACTTCATAGATAAATTCGCTATTTCTCTGCAAATCATCGTCTAGGCTTGCGCATTGGTTTATCTCTGATGCTATGCCGTTTGCCCAAAGGTCAAAGACTCGCGGGTTATAATCCTGATTGGAGTCAATCCAATCTTGAATATGATAGATGCCTTCTTTGTTTACTGATGCCATTGTTTGACCCTCCTATGGTTTAATAGCGATTTAAGAGCCACTGACAGCCCTTTGGCCGTCAATGGTAGTGGTTGTTGCCTTTTTTTATTTGCTGCGTCTTGCGCCATAAACAGCTAACCCCATGCCAGCCATCAGCAAGCCTATCTGCAAGGCAAAGACTGCGTTACTCATTGGGTCTTGCATGCTTGATGCAAATAAGACCATTAAAAGGCCAAGGCCGATTGTGAGTTTGTTAGCCATTAGTTTAAATCCTCTAGCTTGATGTCACCGGCTTTGATTGCTTTTTCTGTCTGGGCTTTGTTCATGCCCAAGAAGCTGTTGCGGTACTTGCCAGTCGTTGTTGAGTAATCCCACCGGCCTCGGTCAAGCGTTACATTGCCCTCGTTATCTCTAAAAGCTATGACTGTCTGATAGCTTTGAAAATACTGGCCTTTGTCTGTCCAGATTAGAAACTGGTTTTTGACCTTGTTGCCTGATGATGACGTCATATTCATAACTGTTGGTGCTTGCATTGTTCTAACCCTCCAAGGTTGTTTGCGTTGTCGGCCTTCGCCGCATGGTATGCCTCGCAAGGCAAGCCATGAGGCGGCAGGGTTGCCCCTGCCAGCCGTTCACCCATACAAGGCTTTGCTCTCTTCTTCTGTTAGGTCAAAACGACCGCAAGGTGATTTTGTGCGGTCGGTGATGCAAATCCCGTCAAACTCAAAGCAAGGGCTATACATTTCTTGTAATTGCTCAGCGCATCCAACAGCTTCTTTTATAGCATCTTCACGACTATCAAACGGCTGGCATTGGTCATCGTAAATTTCACCGTCAACCGATACAGTCAAATGATACATTGTCGTAAATGATTCTTTTTTCATTTCTTCTGCATCTGCAAATGCGTGTAGCTGAACATATGTTTCAGTGTCGTTGCAAATATTTACACCAATAGATGCACAAGTGTCGTTATGGTATGTGAAATCAGTCCACACTACACCGGCAAGCTGTGTTGCGTTTTGTGCGTCTTTCAGCAAAGCCTCAATATGATTTGTTTTGAACCAGTATTGCATTGTGTAACCCTCCAAGGTTGTTGTCTTGATTGTTAGATAGCGCACTATCTGCGCCATGTCAACACCCATAGCAAAAAAAGTTTACACATTGGAAAAAAGTTTGGTTATATAATATAAGTATAGAAGTGCTGATATTGTTTAGGTTTTGTTTTGGGAAGGGTTTGATTTACATTTCACAACACGCACAACGTACAGAACCAGACGCGCTGCAATGCAATCGCCGCGAGCCTACCACACAATCCCAGGTGTGGCAAATATGTCACAGTGTTGCAGAAAAGCCACAGTCACACGCGCAACGCAAAACAAAAGCACAGCGCAACGCAAGGCATAGGGGGGCTGTTTTGCGACCCACCACCCCCAGACGCGCGCGGCCTGCTATATATATGTTAAATACTACTATCCAGCACACACACAGGAGTAACCATGACCAAGCTTACCAGACAGCGCACAGACATAATCATATCCAGTATTGCAGACGGGCATAGCATTGTGGACGTATGCGAGGCCACTGGCGTATCCAGGACTGCGTTCTACCAGCGTTGCAAGAGAGACGAGGAGTTTGCAGCGGCTGTGAAGGAGGCGCAGCAGTACAGTGCGGAGAAGGCGCTAGAGGAGTTAGATACTTTGTATGGCGACGCTTTGCACGGCCGGAAGGATTACAATCCTAATGTGTTGCGAGACTATGCGCATCATGTGCGGTGGAAGGTGGGTAAGGTATTGCCTGAGAAGTTTGGGGAATCTAAGAACCGTGCTGGCGTAGAGGTTAGTGATGGTACTGTGCGGATATTATGGGAGAGTGACAGTGGCACAACCAGTTAAGATACCGTACAAGCCGAGGGGGTTGCAGGCAGAGATGCACAATAACCTGAAGCGTTGGAATGTGCTGGTGATGCATAGGCGCTTTGGAAAGACTGTATGGGCTGTTAATGAACTTATTAAGAAGGCCCTTACTTGCGAGTTACCAAGGCCAAGGGTTGCGTTTGTGGCACCTACTTTTACGCAAGCAAAGCGTATTGCTTGGGATTATGTAAAGTATTATGCAGGCGTTATACCAGGCGTTAAGTTTAATGAGACTGAACTTCGGGTGGACTTTCCTAACGGCGGTAGATTGATGCTGTTGTCTGCGGAAAACCCTGACTCCCTTCGCGGCATTTATTTAGATATGTGTGCGTTTGATGAGTTTGGGATGCAGAATCCAAGGGTATGGGGGGAGGTTGTAAGACCGGCACTGTCTGACAGAGAGGGGGCGGCTGTATTTTTAGGCACCCCAGCGGGGCACAATCATTTTTTTGACTTGCTAGAAACAGCTAGGAAGCAAGAGGAGGAGGGTTCTGACCAGTGGTATCATAAGATAGTGAAGGCTAGTGAGAGTGGGTTGGTAAAGCCTGATGAATTGAAAGCTGCCCAAACACAGATGACACCGGAACAATATGAACAGGAGTATGAGTGTTCGTTTACCGCTGCCATCATTGGCGCTTACTATGGCAAGTTATTGGCAGATGCAGAGGATAATGGTAGGATAACAAGGGTGCCTTATGACCCTGCTTATCCTGTGCATACTGCTTGGGATTTAGGTATTAATGACAGTACAGCCATTTGGTTTGCTCAGATTTTCCGTGGCGGGGCTGTTAATGTAATTGATTACTACGAGAATAGCGGTGTTGGTTTAGACCATTACGCGGATGTTCTTAATAAGAAGGATTACAATTACGGCGACCATTTAGCGCCGCATGATATTGAGGTGAGGGAGTTAGGGTCAGGCAAGTCTAGGTTAGAAACGGCGTATACTTTGGGTATTAAATTTCGCGTCATTCCTAAGATGAAAGTTGCTGATGGCATAAATGCTGCGCGTATGTTATTACCTAAGTGCCACTTTGATAGGGATAAGTGTACTGAAGGCTTGGAAATGTTGAGGCAATACAGGCAAGAGTATGATGAACGCAAAAAAACTTTTCGTGACCAGCCGCGACATGATTTTACATCACATTCAGCAGATGCGTTTAGGTATCTTGCTGTTGGTATGGAAAATAGAACAAACTATACAAAGCCACCCCAGCAAATAACTATCAGCGAATACAACCCATTTGCATTATAAGGAGACACTTATGAGTTTTTTAAGACCCAAATCAACACCGCCGCCGCCACCACCGCCACTACCACCAGTTGTAGACGAGGCAAAGGCTGCAACTTTAGCTGAAGAAGAAGTGCAAACACAGCGCCGCAAGCGCAGAGGCAGAGGCTCTACGATTGTTGCTGGTGCCTTGGGTGATTCGGCCGCACCTGGACAACCGCCCACTTTAATGGGGTAAGACATGCAAGATTACGTTAAAGGACTTGTTAAGCGTTTTGATTATATTAAGGCGCGGCGAGATAACTGGGATACGCATTACCAAGAGTTAGGCGATTACATGCTGCCGAGAAAGGCAGATATTGTAAAGAAGCGTTCTCGCGGCGAAAAGCGTATGGAACAAATCTTTGATGGCACTGCTTTGCAAGCCGTAGACCTTTTATCAGCGTCTTTGCATGGTATGCTAACAAGTGGGGCCTCTCCCTGGTTCCACTTAGATGTCAAAGATACAGAGTTAAACCGCGATGATGAGGTGCGCGAGTGGTTGCAAGACACTAGCACCCGCATGATGAGGGCCTTTAACCAGTCTAACTTTGAAACAGAAGTGCATGAGATGTACGTTGACTTGGTTGTGTTTGGCACAGGCTGTATGTTTGTCGAGATGGACAAGGGCCATTTGCGGTGCAGCACCAGACATATATCTGAGTTCTATGTACAAGAAGACCAATATGGAATAGTAGACACGGTATTTAGGCAGTATTCTATTACTGCCGTGTCTGCTGTCCAAAGGTTTGGCATAGACGGTGTTAGTGAACACATCAAACGTGTTTATGAGAAAACGCCGGATGAAACCGTTGACATTCTGCACTGTGTCACTCCCCGATTAGAGCGCGACACAAGCAAAGCAGATAACAAAAACATGCCGTTTATGTCTGTATACATTTGTGTAAAGACCAAGATGGCTATGTCAGAAGGTGGTTTTGAAGAACTGCCTTATGTTGTGCCTCGGTTCTTAAAAGCTACTGGCGAGGTCATGGGTAGAAGCCCTGCAATGGTTGCGTTACCAGACGTTAAGATGTTGAATTTAATGTCTAAAACTATTATTCAGGCATCTCAAAAGATGATAGACCCGCCTTTATTAGTTCCTGACGATGGCTTCTTGTTGCCTATTAGAACGCAACCTGGAGGCCTAAACTTCTATCGCGCTGGCTCAAGAGACACAATTACGCCACTAAACACGGGTGCTAACATTCCTATTGGGTTGTCTATGGAAGACCAGCGCAGGCAGTCTATCCGTTCTGCTTTTTATGTTGACCAGTTGCTTGTCGGCGGCTCACCTAACATGACAGCAACAGAAGTAATCCAACGCCAAGAAGAACGCATGAGAGTCATTGGCCCTGTTCTTGGAAGGTTGATGAATGAAATGTTGCGCCCTTTAATAGACAGGGTGTTTGCTTTGATGGTTAGGGAAAACTTGTTAATGCCTGCCCCTGAAATATTGCAAGGGCAAGATGTAGACATAGAATATGTATCACCTCTAGCTAGGGCGCAGAAATCTAGTAGTCTTAACAATACGTTAAAGGCGTTGGAAGTGTTGATGCCACTAGCACAGTCACTGCCTGTTGGCGACCACATCGACCCAGATGGATTGGTGCGGCACATTACTGAAGCGCTTGGAGTGCCAAAAACCACACTAAAATCCCAGCGTGAAGTGAACCAAGTTAGGCAAGAACGTGCTGAACAACAACAAACTATGGCAGAACGTGAAGAACTATCACGCGATGTTGCTGACGGTGCGCAGGCTGCACAGGCAGTTAGGATGGTTGGCAAGTGAACAAGGACATAGAAAAACTAAAGTTTATGTACCAAGCAGCCTTTAAGGAAGAAGGCGGTAAAAAAGTTCTTGCTGATTTAGA